CTGACCAATGACGAAGGCAGTCGTTGCAATCTGAGTCGTGTTAGTAGAAGCAGCTGCGGTGGGGGCGGTTGGGGTACCTGTGAACGTAGGGCTTACAGTAGGTGCCTTAAGGAGAGACGTGTCAGACAGACTCCATTGAGTACCATTATGTTTCAGGGTAATAGCTTCTCCTGGGGGAAGCTGAACAGAAACCTGGTTAACACCTTTAACTCTAATAACATCACTACCGTTAGCGGTAATCATAGACGTACCCGTCGAGGTATCGTTCATGATCAGGACTGTTTGAGTTGTAAGTCCCGTGGAAAGTAGAGGCAGGGTGACCGTATAGTTACCCGTGCCGCTGATCAGATGGCCTTTATTATAACTGGCGTTCGACAGCGTCGTATTAGCAGAGATGTTGAGGATGATACCCGCAACATTATCAACTGAACGTAGGGGGTTACCGAAAATAGTTCCCATTTATAAACCTGTAATTAAAGTGTTTCCACAAAGTTATTAGATTTTAACCGACCTAAAGAAAAAGCCCTGCATAAACAGGGCTTTGATTTGGCGGACTACTTGAGTTGACGGCTACGACAGGTTTTCTAATTTGTAAAGAGTCGAGAGATACATCCCTGTAATCTCATCTACAATGTTTTCTAGGGCAGTGACTCCACGAGCAATACCCTCTCGGTTAGCTTCAATCCAGACTAGGTCCTCGTTCAAACGCTCAATGATGTCTTGACCGTAGCCCGGAGCAACTTCCGGGATATCTTCTTGGATAATACCGAAGTTACCTTGGTAAGCTTCTACGAGCTTGTCTACGAGATCGATGACAGAATCGTAAAATTCATTGAGGGCAACGTGACGGGCATAGTTCTTGGTACGCCAATGAGCGATGTGGGCAGCGCCTCGGCTGTGGAAGGTCTTTGTGATAAGTTCAGTGATCATTGTTGAGTCTTTGATTGAATTCGGTATTATACCATGTTACGATACGCGTGACCACATATATACAACAAGGTAGGGTTGGAGGTTTCCATTGGTAGCTGAGTTCCCGGTAGAACCAGTGGTACCTGAGACAGAGACTGTGTGGGAGTGTGCCCCACCAGAGACGACAGTGATGCCTGTTGTGGACGAAGAAGTATTAGGGTAGTTGTACCCCTGCGGTGTATCGTTACCCCCATGATCCGTGTATTGCGACCCACCAACAATGGTATTATTGTAGGTATGAACGTGACCCGGGTCATTAATACCGTGAGTATGATCCCCTGCACTTGCAGCAGTACCCGTCAGAGTAGCCGAGTGAGTGTGGGCTACAACAGCTGAGTCTTTGCTACCCCCAGTTGCGCCAAGCGTATTGAACGTGGTATCAGTGCTATCCAGACCGACCAGGACTTTACCTGCACCAAACAAGGTCCAAGTACCGAAACCAAACAGTGTCGCAGGGTTAGTAGATACTGCGGCGTTGATGTAAACAGAACCTACTGGATACACAGCCTGCAGAGCAGCAGTTACAAAGGCGGTCGTTGCTACCTGAGTAGTAGCAGTACCGGCAACAGCGGTAGGTGCAACCGGAACCCCAGTCAGAATAGGACTAGGCAGGGTAATAGTACCTGTAGCGACGTCTCCGCTCTTAGCAAGAGCGTTAGCCAATGGAATCTGGCGACGAGTGATAATCTGAATCTTATCGTTCAGAGTTGCACCCACAGATAGCGTAATCTTGACCAGATCCGTAGCAGTAAAGTCCGTTACGGGGTCCAGCTTAACACCGTTCTTATAGACATCAACAAAGCCGACTTCGTAGTTAGCCGCAAAGTCGGTCTGGCCCGAAGCTGCGAGGTAGCGGTAACGAGACTCTACGTTACGAACTTCGCTCGGGGGTACGCCGTAATATTCTACATCAGCCACGTCTTGCTCCAGATTAAGTACGGATCAGCAGTTCGAAACGGCAAGCAACCGAGTTAGCAGCATCGGCTTTGACGTACAGGCTTTCACCAGGAAGGAGAACGATCTTAGGCACCTTCGAGGTTGAACCATAAGGAACCGGGAGGTTGTTGAAGAAGGTCGTGTAATCAGTACCGTTATATGATTCCAGAGTCACGGAGTGCTGAGTCTGGTTTGTGTTATCGATGTTAGCCAGGGTGCCAGCGAAAACAACCACAGTCGTCGCAGTCGGAACCGGGCCGTAGCAAAGGGTGCGGGTGGTACCAGCTACGAGGTTGGGTAGGGTATGGTTAAATGCTGATGCCATGAGTATTAATCACCAAAGAGGATAGAGAAGATAAGTGCGTCGTCACCGGTTACTTTAACCGTGTTCAAAGAGAAAGCGGAGCTTTCGTAAACTTCGTACTGGTCACCTGCGACAACGTTGTTAGCCAGAGGAGTAGTCCAGGTAATGAGAGCGTCAGTCGAGGATTGAATGATACGGCAAGATCCTGCGTTGGAACCTGACGTGAACTGAATAATGTGAGAGCCAGCCTGCACAACAGGAACCTTAAGGTTTGCACCGGTAAGTGGTACTTGGGTAGTCGTACCCGTACCTTCAGCAGCGGTGGAAAGGATAACTGTCGGGTGGTTAACGAATCTCCACATCAAGCCATTCTTAACTGCAACAATCGGATTACCCGAATCGTCATCACTTGCACAGAGATAACTGTTGGCAGGGCTGTTTGCAACAGTGTCCAGATTATCGACGCTGGTGATATCCGCAACGCGGTCAATTAATCGGGCAAACGAACCTAGGGTATCTGCTGTAACCCGGTTTTCTACACGGGTACCAACCAGGAAGTTCTTGGCGATCGTGCCTTCAACCCCGCGGACGACGTTAGTTAAGACGTTACCGCTCTTACCGAAGACATTACAGATCTCAAACGAGGTACCATTGTCTAGAGTAATGCTGAAGAACTGGTTAGCAGCCGGAGTCGGGAACCGAGTAGCGTCCGACACCTGGATGAAGTTATCCCCGGCGTTAATAGGGCTTGACGCTAAGGTCTTAGCGCTGTTAGCATAGATTCGGGTATAGGCTGTCATTTTTAGATCGGGTAAACGGTCGTCGTGCTGGTTTTAGAAGTCAGTTCTTTCTTGAGAGCCTTTGTCGTAGCGAGAATGTTCTGCACGACTTTATCTGGATCAGTAGAAAGAGGTACTGTTATTTTAGCGTGGCTATGTCTGACAAACCTGTTGCCAAACGGTGCAATAGTGGCCCCTGCCCAGACTTGATATTTTCCAAGTTCTTCGAAGTTACAGACCCCGTAGTATTTACCCAGGACATCCGTTCCCGTATTTTCATACAGGAAGATTTCCAGTGGCAAAAGGGTGTTCTGGACGACATCAGCTTCTATAACCCAGCCTTCGTCTGTTAGATTGATGGTAACCTGGACGGAGTCAGTCATTATGATTACCCGAAGTTGATCGTCCATTCGATGTGGATACCGAATTCAGAAGTCTTAGGAATACCCGGGAACGTCTTAATGTTAAACATGGTTCCGGCCACGGTGAACAATCCAGCTTCATTGATAAGCTGGTTAACACCTTGTGATTCAGCGATATCGGCGATAAACGTAGCGGAAGGCAAGGTATTATCCACCGAGTAGCTGGTCGGAACTGAGAGAATACTATTGTACAACTGACCCATAGACTTGTCGACAGGCTTGGGGTAGAGAGCTTCTGGATCAATGGAGCCGCCAGTTCCAACCTGCAGGGTGTCGATCGGGTCAGAAACCTGGTTATCCAGGTAGATCATGGAGAGCAATTTTTGACGGGGTACCAGTACGATCAAGTTCTCTGCGGAATACTCCGGTACCAAAAGTCCACTGAAGTTCTTCCAAATCTTCAGGGTACCTTCCATTTCAAAACAATCTAGTAGTTTCATTATTTAAGCTCAACCGCGTGTTTAAGAATGATCCCAGAGCGGTCGATGACCATGGTCGGGTTATATTTATCACTATAGTTTAACGTTAGGGACGCGTCCCCTATTTCCGTGATGGCTGCTTCGTTCAGGCCGTTAATAGGTTCTGTATTGATAGCGTTCTCGTTGATTTCAGCGTGACCACTAGTAGTGATAATCCTACCTCGACCTCTCATAGCGTAGAATGGACACCCATTGCCGCCTCCACTACGGGATAGAGGCATATCGTAAGTGATGACTAATGGGTCCAAAGTATCACAGAAGAACGCCGTCGGATTATTCAAGTTAGTTGAAGTCGTAATCCAGTACACCCCAATAACTGTCGGGGTGATACGTATACAAAGTAGGTGATCCCCTGTACTTATCTGATGGGGTTCCGGAGCCCAGCTTTGGTAAGAACGTTCATTGAATTCTCTACCGAAATAGGGGTTATCCTCCCCGCGGGACATGAATAAGTTGTAATTGTTAGCCAATGCATTTGGATCATAATCCGGAGGCAGGTAGTTAATTGCCAAGTCATTAATAGCCTGGCCGTAGTTACGCAAGCTAAATAACTCAAACCACCAATCCGATTCATCGGGGGCTGGGTACCCCGCAGCTTCCATCTTTTCAGTCAACTTATGAACGGAGATTGTGTACAGAGGGATCATCTTCGTCGCCAAATCTGGCTTCCAGACGGCGTGCTCATAGTAAGTTGGGGTCCCATGCAAGGAATCGGGGGAAGCAGCGTTTCTATGGAATCCAATCTTGTTACGTTGACGATCCAGAGCAATATTTCCGCGGTTAAGAACTGCTCGAACCCATCCTTGCTCGGTAGGAGAGTCTGGGCGGAGGTTGTTCAACGGGTTAACGTATCCGTTGATTATATCCTGGCCGAAATAATCCGTTTGGTTGCTGACATAGTCATCCACCCCGACGATAGCTGCTACTTTGTTACTCGCATTAAATCTGATAAAACTACGTTGACCCCTGGGGATGGCATCGTTCTGATTATCCCTGCGTAGGCGAGAGATACACGGACCAATACTATCATCCCAGTCAGCATGGTAGTTAAAGGCCATGTTGTCCGACATCGGCATCGTGTCTTCTTGAGCCAACGCCCAGATGTAGATGGTCTCCGTGTAGCTCGGCTTAACCTTAGAAACAATATCAGAAATCTGGCTGTAGAGCTGGATATTCTTAAAGTTTGTAACGTTGACTTTAACCAGGAAAGTATGTGTCTTCAAATATGTACGCATCAAATAATCAAAGTGACTACCCGCCGTAGCATAGCGATCCTTCTGGCCTTCAGGAATTTGCTTGATCAACTTCTCGGGAATGAATAGATTAATCCACCATTCACCATCGTGTTCATAATCTTTGATCTCAACCCAGGATGCGAGGGGATCCCCCACAACCAGGACATCCCCTTCTCGGCAGGTAGGTTCCAGGCCATAAGGGATGATGTACTGGTTTTGGTCACAGATGACGAGGAACTGATCCGTGTCTAAGTAAGTCCGGATGCTAAGCACGGTCTCTGCCGCCCGGGCGATGGGAATACCCAATACCAGGTTCAAACCACGAGAGAGCGTATCCAAACGCGGACCGTGCATGTATACATAAAACAGACCATACACGAGGTCAGCGAATTTCTGGGTAGAGTTCTCAGGAGCCAAACCAATCAAGTTCCCGTAGAACTTGGAGATCATGTATTCATCAATTTTGGCGTCCACAAACCAAAGCGCATACTGAGACGCATTGGTGTTAGGTAGAACTCTTACCGGAAAGGAATACCGATTAAGGGGTTTGGCGAATGCTACGTAGCAACTACCGTCGGCTTCCTGGGTAATACGGTAATCAACCTCGTTGTCCAGGAGTTCAGTGGGTAAAAAAGCACGGTTGGCAATTAGTCTAGTACTAGTTACATTAGACGGTAGCTTATACGTATTCACGCTACCAGCTACGAGATCGCTATCACTCAACAGTACTAGCTTGATTGAGCCGTCAATGGTCTCGCTGATGCCTTCCAGGCTTAGGCTGGATGAATACTGAAGGAAGCGACTATAAATCTCCGACGCAACATAAGCCTCCGCTTCTAGCATGAGATTCAGCTTCGAAGTATCCTCGAACATAACAGTGAAGAAATCACTGAGGCCATACAGATACGTCAAATTAGAGTCGTTCGACCCGATCGGTAAGCCCGAATCGGAGAAGGGCGTGGAGAACGTCATTGAGTAGCCAGGGATTGAGTGGTGACAGAGTTCACAAGGAAGATGTTGGTATCATCTACCGGATCCAAATAATCTACGATTGTACCGGTAACTGGGGTAATAAGATCTCGGTTGTAATAAGTGTAGTCAACGCCTAGGGGGGTTTGAAGATTGGTGATACCCGCGTTAGTCAACGCGGTAACAAGATCACTTAATACCAAAACGTTGCCCGGGGATAACGTTTTCAAATAGGTAGCCGCGGTCGTGGAAACGAGACCAGAAGTCGGTGCTGACACATCATAAACTGACGCATTAATATCCAACATGTACACGTTGTATCCACGGGCCAGGTAATCCCCACAGAGAACATGAACGTTAGTCAACTCAAGATAGGTCTGAACATCATCTATATACGTGAAATAGCGGATCTCAAACGTCGCTGTGCTATTAGCGTAACCTGAACCGAAGTTGATTTCCAATACCTGACGGGTACTAAATCCGAAGTCTTTTGAAGGATCCGTGGCAGTACTGGTTATAGTCCCAGAAGCCGTAGAGCTTGCCGGAGTTGACAGCATGTTATAAGTGAAACTATTAGCGGTAACAGTCTGGATTCTAAACGTACCATTGTAAGTAGAAGGCGACGCACCGTCTATAGTTACGTATCTACCTTCGGTATAGCCATGATTCTCTAGGATCACTGTAGCTACTGTCCCGGAGCTCGTCAATGAGGTCAAGGTCTTAGTAATTCTATTAGAGTAGCTCGTCGTGTACTGAGTATTCTGAGTAATAGCAAGCCCCGTAAGGGTATTAGTACCGTTTGTCCAATACACCGGGAACACGATATTAAATGTCTGGATACCCGTGTAGACGATCGGGAAACTGCTAGCAACGGTAGGATTGGTAGCAATCAATGTTCCGGTGGCTGAGGTCAGTATGTTTACGGAGGTGACATACGTAAACGTGTTTGAGTCAACCCGGGTGATATTATATGTACCGTTGTAATCAACCGGTGTCGCACCGGAGATTGTAACTTTGGTGCCAGTCGTAAGGCCATGATTGGGGCAGACTGCAGTGACGAGCAAGTTCTCACAGTTAAGGGATGTGATACTCAGAGTCTGGGTAAATCCTGATACGTTTACAGCATCACCCTCCGCCAAATTGTGAGGGGTAGTCGTGGTTATAGAAAGGACGCCTGAGCCTGGCAGCGAAGAACTTTGGATAGGCAAGGTTCTTTGATAAGGGATTGTGTCGTCGTCAACGCCACCTGTAATCGGACTGCGAACAAATGAAAGTACCGGGCCGGACAAGTACGCTACGCCGTTGGAGTCCGTTGTGAGTTGAATCAAACTCGTACTGACTTCGTCACCACAATACACGTCCACTTTACCTCCCATATGAATCCACGCCGGAGGTGTAGAACTCTGTACGTTAGGGAGTTGAGTAACCGAGCTAATGCCCGGTGAAACGTTGAAATTAAAGGTATTGGCCGTGATGGCGGTGATCACGAACGAGCTGTTGTATTCCGTTGGCAACGCGTTCCTGAGTGTTATAGTTTGACCGACCTCGTACCCGTGGTTAGCCAAAGTAGCCGTGGCAAGACCACTGACGTGATAAAGACTAGTCAACGTACGCGGGGCTTCAGGATCAAACACCGCTTTAAGCTGATCTCGAATCATGCCTGGATCACCATACCCTTTGACAAAGATGCGGTCCAGCATGTTGAAGTTCGACTGCAGGTTCGACAGGATACTTGGGCGATTGATCAGGTTACGAGTGGAGATGGCATTCGACGTACGAGAAATGAACTGGGTGTTTGTCTCAGGGTCAGTCGATGCCTGAGCCAGGTAGTTAATTTCCCCATGGAGGAAATAAGTGTCAAATGTCGAGAAATACAGCAGGCTGCCTTCGCCGATGTTGTAGGAAATACCTGGAGACTCCGCTACGAGTTGGATATCTACATAATATTCGTTCTGGTACGAATCGTACGACAGGTCAGAAGCCTGGAATGTCAACGTGCTAGCGGGGTAGAACTTCAGTTCACCGTCGGTCGAGAAGAAGGCGCTGCTGGGAATCGTCACGTTTTTACTACGTGCAAAGAACATGCGGACATCGATAACTGCGTTAGTACCCAGGTTACGGGTCACGAACCAGTTACTCAGGATATCATCCACGATTTCCTGGTCGGTCGTGTCGTTGGCTCCAGTGATTGTATTGCCAGCGAAGTAGTAATCGTTGGCTTTCTTCAGAAGCGCCATTGCGTACGCAGTCGGACGCAGAACAAGGTCTCGGAGACCAGTGCCTTCACGAAGATCAAGTGTCGGGAACTCCGCTTCCAGAACCTGTTTGGCCAGAAGTTCCGCCTCAACAATTTCAGAGGCAGAAGGAGTTAGGGCGGGGATAACGGAGTATAGATTCGACATGCGGTTATTTTAAATGAATAACCAGACGAGGTCAAGTCTATACTAGGTCGGTTTGAGGGAACGGGATTGATACTTGGGCTGTTTCACCAGCGTTTGTAATTAGCTGAACGTACATCAATACCGAAGTTTCTCCGGTGTCCATACCTGCTACCGTCGCAGAGGACAATTGGCAAGCAGGATCTCTATCAGAATTCATCGCAGCCTTAGTCTGCCCTTCAGCATCGGAAACGGCATCAATCAATTCAGCCATCAAGGTTGGTTCTGCTGCGTACCGGTTGGCATTGATCGTATAGACACTAAAAGAAGTGCCACGGTTCGGATAGATGAGGTCTGAACCCTTGGCAGTCAGAAGAATCTTCAGAAATGTCTGAGCTACTTTCTGGATACCCGTGATCTTTCTCGGGGTTTCAGCGATGTCGAATAACAGTTGGCTTTCTGGGAACCCGTCCGGATAGGTAATCATCAAGAGATCATAAGTACCGCCGCTAACCAGGTTAGTCGCAGTACCGATACGTTTATTCGTGTTTTTAATAGCCATTATGCCATGCTACCCGTGTTGTTACCGGTCAGAGTACCACCGGCAAAGTATTTCATGCTGTCGTAATAGCCCGACTCCGTTTGTAATTCTCTGACTGCGTTCGAGTAATAGTCAGACTTGGATCTGGCACGGATCGTATATTCCCTCAACGCCGCTGCTACCAGGTGAGTTGCATCAGCGGCCATGCCTGCAGAATAGTTAGCGGTGCTAGTTGCGGCTTCGTTGGAATACCGATCGAGCTCAGACGCGTCCAGACTAGGAATCATTGAGGTAAAACCCGGGAACGAACCAGAGCCGGCCACCGCTGTAGCCTTACTACCTGCGTATGAACTCAGGGCGGAGAAGATAGCACTGATCTGTTCAGTTACCGAACCGGCCATTACAGCATCCCTGTTTCCTGCTTGATCTTGGCGATCTTCTCAATCAGCTTACGCCTTAAATAATGATATCGGTTGACGTTGACCTTCAGATGATTCGCAGCCTCAGTCACGCTGACTCGGCTAGCGTTGTCGAAGATATAGGTTTCGTCTGGTGTCAATTGGTCTCGGATATGCTTTAGCTTCAGAGCGTCATCGGAATAAGTGGTGAATTCAGACGGACGATCACTAGCGCTTTCGATCAAGTCCGAGTACAGAGAGTTACGGAACTTGACGACGTGAGGCTTGCTCCAACCAAGTTTACGGGCGACTTCTTCGTCGGTAGGATCCCGGTTCAGTTCGTCAGTGAGTTCATTTACCGACTTGTTGTATTCGTGGAATTTCAACTGCAGATTCTCAGGCAGGCGAACTGCGTTCTGGAACTTGTAGTTCAGTCGACGTACCTTAGGCAAGTAGTTCATGACGTGAGTACTGAGGCTCGTACCTTTGCTTGGGTCATAGCTTTCAGCGGCTTTGAATGCCCAGGTCTTGGCCTCTAATGCCAGGGCAGTGGTCGGCAGGCTACCTGAAGCACGATGAACTTCGCTGTAGATAACCGGGGTTAGCTGATGAATCAAAACACGAAGATCGTCTTTGCTACCGGTTTTTTTCCATTGTTCCCAGGCAGCAAAATCCTTCGCCTTAGCGCCTTCATAATCAAATGGTTTTTTAGGCTCAACCGCCATAAATGCTTCTTCCTGTAGTTAGTCCAGCTACGTACCCAACGAGGTACCCTTGTAATTTAGCCGAAAAACGTTGGTTAACGAAACAATCAGCGGCTTGGGAGGTGGTGCTTAGATAGTTATTGAAAATGACTTCCGGAATGGATGACTTACGGCTAAGACCCGGCATATCTACAGTGCCGGACATGTTATCCATTGCAAGTGGGGATGCGTTAGCGATCATGTTCACTAACGAACCTGCGGCGGTGGATACTGCGGAGGTAGCCGAATTGATGAAGGTATTAGCAGTGTCTTGGAGTGCCATGGTGTTATTTCTTTATGAGAGCTGCAGCGGGTTTAACAAAGTCAACCGTTTCGGTGTAGTCCAGGAACAAGCTTGCTCCAGGCTCCATAAGGAACTCTTCAGAGAGGTACGGGTTGGAATATTCAACCATAGAACCTGAATAGTTGGCAACGCTCATATCAATGAACTTGTATGGGGATTCAGCTTCGGACATCTTGGATTCTCTGGATGACCGGGTTTCGATCGGGCGTTTAACCAAACGCAGATTACCCATAGTCGTGTTCCAATCGTTAAGCTGACCACCATTAGGGGCTGCGAGTGATTGACGACCCTGAGCACTTGCGTACAAGGTTCCGTTACCTTCCCGGCCTTGTGGCATAATTTGTCCAGTACCGAAGTCCATCATTTCAGAAGGGTCCGCTGCGCCTACTCCAAAAACACTGCGATAGAATTCGTCTGCTTTCAGTCTTGCATCCGGATTCTGGACGATTGTGCTACGTACTTTACCCAGGACGCTTGTGTCCCCGTATGTAGGTTCAGCCGTTGGATCAACGAGTGGATTATTATCTGCATTCACAACCCCTAACGCAATCTGTAACCACGGGGGTAACGGGGGGGTATAGTAGTTCGTCAGCTCGCCGTAAGAGGTTACACAAGCCATACCAACAGTCGTGTTCATTCCCCGAGCGGTGATTGTATGAGTAACGCTGGTGCACAGCGCATGGAAGCTCGGGTTGCTTGGTGAGTCGTCCAGAACATCCATGGGATAACCTACAACGATGTATGGGTTGAATACCCCCGTTACCGAACCCTGTCTGGATTGAGATACCAATTCTGCAAATTCGTAATCAACTGCTGCGAACATGAGACGTTCCCAGGATTTGACATTAGCTTTTTCTGAGAACGGGTTTAAAGTGTCCTTATCGGGGTTGCGAACCTTTTTAGCAACGGAGGCATCCGTTCCTGCTTTAGTATCGTAG